CCATTTCGTCTTCAGTTAACGCACGGGGCTTACACTTTAATACTTGTAGTTGATATTCTACATTGTAAGCTAGTGGGCCGGTCTTTACTCGCTTAAAGCAAATATCCCAGCCAGTTTCTACATCAGTAGGGTCGCCTAAATCTTCTGCTGCAACCATGATTTGTTCCCACAGTTTCTTTTTAAGATTTAGTACTTTAACCTTACCGTCTGCAGGGTCAATACATTGAGTAGCGTAGCTCCAGCCACACTTGAGATCAGGATAGTACTCACGTACCCAATCCTTTTCTTTGTTGTTAAAACGCTCTGTATCTCTATCAAATGATAGACATTCAAGAGGTATGTTTTTACCGTTGGTTCCTTCTATCCAATAAACGTATCTGGCTAGAATGTCACCTACAACACGGACTTTATTATCTCCGTCTCGATAGGTAAAACTTTCGATTGAGCTTTTTTGAGCAGAGCCCTTCTGCTGATTAAATGAAATTGCCATTTCAGTGTTTCTCCAATGGGACTTCTTCGTAAAGAAAATGAATTAAATTTTTATCATCTAAACGAAGTAGACTGTTTTTGTTAATATTGTCAACAAGTAGGTTTGCAAACGGAACGTGTAGCAACTCTAATGTTGTGGTTTCAGTAGCAAGATACTCAGAAATACTTCTAATTGAAGCAGAAGCTAAGTAAGTTGCTATATCTCTATAGGTGTGTTTGTATGCGTTATATAATAAAACATCTGGATGTACTAAAAAACTTGTACCTGTAAAATCATGTTTTCTATACTTATAGAGAACATCCTTTCTATTTTGAGGGATTAGATTATTAGTAACCATTTCAAATATTTTGAATATCTCTAATACACTACCATCTGATACGTCGTATATTTTTTGCCAATCATACAACAGCATATATTATATCAACCTTTAAGGTGAATGTCAAGAACTATTTTTTAAAGCTCTTTTATTTCATACCCTTGTTTCATGTAGTATCCAACTCTATTAGACGCCTGCCTTCTGGCAGTATCCCCTTTGAGGTGAATATCAATAATTACAGGGGTTAGTTTATCTTCTTCTTTTCTAATAATTCGACCAATTAACTGGGTTAATAAAGGTTCATTATTAATGGGTGTACCTAGGATTAAACAACTTAATTCATTTATAGAAATTCCTTCTGAAAAAATTGCTTGAGTCCCGTATAATACGTTTTTATTTCCAAATCGAAGTTCGTTTATTAACTCCTCTCTTTCTTCTTGCGGAATATCACCCGTGACGCAGATAGCTTTATCTCCTGTAAGTTCTGCACATCTTTTTAGAAAAGCTACTCTATCACTAACTACTAAAACCTTATGTCCTTTAATAGCATAACCAGCAGCTAACATCGCCACGGTATGTCTATATTCTTCAGTAGTTGCTAGATTTGTAACTCTATTAGCCCAAGGTATTCTTGCGCCATCTAAGAATCTTATTTCAGAGTGGTATATATTTACTACTGGAGACATGAAATTTTCTTTAGGAGGCTTAAGAACATTAGGACTAAAATAGTCTCTAAATACAACGTGTTTTCCGTCTTTACGTTCTATAGTGCCAGACAAGCCAATTTTATATCTACAGTAGTTTGTATCTAGTATTCGAGAAAAGGTAGGGCTACTAACGTGATGCATTTCGTCTAAAATTACAGTTCCAAACTCTTTACGAATTTTATCTATATTTCTATATAAAGTTTGAATATTTCCTATCACAATAGGACTATTAGCATCGAAATGTCCACTTCCAATAATTCCAGGTTTAATCCCAAATACTTTTTCTACTTCCTTTGCCCATTGATTTCTTAGAGAGATAGTATGGACTACTACTAGGGTTTTCTGCCCTAACTTACTGGCTATTGCTAGTCCTGTAAAAGTCTTTCCCCAGCTAACCCAAGCATTTATAATACAATTATCTTCTACTGTATTATATACTTCTTGTTGGCTTTCTCTTAAATCGAATTTGAACTTAGGAAATTCTTGTGGTTTTACTATTCTTTTGTCTACAATCTCATGGCCATGTGGAATCAAATCAGTACGACCTATAGGGATAGTTACAATACCTGGACGTACAATTGCCATGTTTTTTATTACCTGTGGAACCAGGTCTTTTGGATTTTTTGGAGGTACTACATATGTAAGTTCTTTATCCAACTCATCTTGAATTTCTGGAGTTACATCCAAATAAATTCTATTACTAAGTACAGCTTTCATATCTTCCTTCGAGTATCTTTCTTTTTAGTTTCGGAATACTCATAAATTATCCAAGGGTATTCTCGTAGAAATAGTACTCCTGCCCATAACATTTCTGGCTCAGGAGGTCTAGGTATAGTAAAGGGTGGCTTCCAGTTCTCTATCCAGATTAAAGAAGCAACAGTTTTCCTTTCTATTTTTCTTATTTTTCTATATCGTAACGGTAACATTTTTGTTTTTTGATAAATAAAGGGCATACCTGTACTATCTATAAAACAAAAAGAAGGTTGTTTTACAATACCAATTACATTATTTACTGATTTTTTTAAAGGTAGAAGCCCTTTGTGCGGGGTTTGAAGCCTTCTCTGCCCTAATGTCGTCCCTGACATATTCCTATCATCCACCAGTTCCCCATCTAAGTATAGCAATCCATCGGTTAAATCCCAGTTACTTGATGGTAGAATAAATACTGGAAAATTTACTTTATCCAGAGTTCTGTATGTAACTATCATATTCTGAGCCTATAAATAGATGAGGACTATCATTCATATAGTCTCCATACTGCTTATCAAATTTGCCCATTGAGTAGTCATCTCCTACTTCAAAATCACATCCTATAGGAGCGTCTGAAATAGATAATCCTCGGTCTCTTTGAATATAGTGCTGTAGTGCATCCATGTATATATCTAGTTCCCCGTCTGGCACTTCCGCTAATATAGAGTCATGCACCAAAGCAAATATTCTAGATTTCATACTGTTTACTTTGATGTGGTTATCCATATCTATTGCGCCGAGGAGGTTAATATCAGAAGCAGTAGACTGCACCAGAAAATTAAGACCACTCCTAACTGTATGACTTCGAATAGCCTTATCCTCACTTTTAACATTTGGTAATCTCCTTTTGCGCCCGAAAAAACTATACACAAATCCATTCTGTTCTATGAACCTTTGATTCTTTTCAATCCATTCTTTTAGTTTATGGAATGATTTAAAATAATCATGTATAACTTCAGAGGCTTCTTGGACGCTGAAATATTTTCCGGAGTCCTTTGTTACTTGTTGACTTATTTTATGTGGCCCGGCTCCATACATAATTCCAAAAGTTACTGCTTTGGCAGCTTGTCTTTTGTAGGGGTATAACTCGGCCACTTCTTCTGCCTTACATGGCAGTTTGAATACGGTTTTAGCAATCGTACTATGAAAATTTCCGCCTTCTCTAAACACATTCATTAGTGCTTCATCATTTGCCAACTTTGCAGCAACATATACTTCTGCGGTTGTTAAATCCATTGCAACTATCTGCGACCCCGTTGAGGCTGTAATACACCCTTTGACAATCGGATTATCACGAGGAATTTGTTGCATATTTAACTTACCGCTACTACTAAGACGACCAGAAGTAGTAGAGTGGAGGTTGAAAGAAGTCCTAAGACGGCTATCCTTATCCAACTGCGGTATGATTTTGTCCAGATAAGTATTTTTAATTTTGGATTTTTGACGGATTGCCAAGATATGTTTGGGAAGTTCAGACTTTTCTGCAAGTATATTGAGGACTTCCGAATCTGTTGACTGTTGACCCGTTCCAGTTTTCTTACCAGTAGGATTAAGGCCAATAAAGTCAAACAAAAGGCTGCGAAGTTGAACAGTGCTATTAGGGTTAAAAGGTTTGCCATTTAATTTCTCAAATCTTTCTATATCAAAATCTTTATACATCTTTTTGATAGCTTCATCAATGTTTTGTTGCATTAAATCTTGAGCAACAATTAATCTCGTCTTGTCAAAGGGAACGCCGTTTTCCTGAGTAGTCAGTAAAAATCTAGTACCTGGAAGTAATAAGTTCTTATACACCCAAGCAAGTTTTTCATTTTCTTTAATCTTTACAAACTTCTCATATACTTTAAATGTAACTAACGCATCCATAGCGGCATATGTTTTCATTACATCAAAAGGAATTTCTTCCCACCGGAAATCAGCTTTAAGTATTCTGTTTTCTTTCTTGTAGTTTTCTATCCAATCATACATTGGCTTCTCGTAGTCTCCATACGGAGTATACTTTAAAGCTAAGGTTTTTAATCCATGATGACCTGGATTTTCATTAACCAAATAAGATAAAAGCATAGTATCTTCTATATTTGGAAAAGTAAAATTAAAATGATACTCAAACCATGCAAGGTCAAACTTAGCATTATGAAAAATTACAGTTTTCTTATTAAATAATTCTTGTAGTTTTGACTCTATTTTTTCATTAAGACAATTAGCATCAATGTATGCCGCTGTTTGTCCATCATAACATAAAGATAGACCCAACATATGCCCATTTCTAGGGTACAAATCAGATGTTTCAGAGTCAAGAGCTATGAAATCATCTTCATATGCAATAGCTTTATCTATAAATTCTTCTGCTTCTTTGGGATCTGTAATTCCAAAAGCAATACTATCATTAATTACTATATCTTGTATCTCGCCATTGATATACTTAATAATATTATCTTTTGAAGTTTCCCAAGTCTTTTTAGCTTCGGGTTTAAACTTTAACATGGCAGGATTGATTACTGGAAGAAATTTCTTGTCAACTTTCTTTCCAGTATATTCGGTGACTGAATTAATCTTAGTGAAGTATTTTAATGATTCACTTCCTACTAAGATGATCCAATCATATGATGAGGTGTCTATGTCAATATCGCAATCTCGTTTTAGAACTTTTTTGATCGCGGGGTCTGAACATAACTGAAACTGATCAAAAGAGAACTCTCCTCCGAACAGTTGGTTCCAGTCATTTCTACTGGGTTTAGTTTCTACTAATGCAACTTTAGGCATATAATTTACTCGTTAATTTATCAACTTGGGACTGTGCTAGTGCTCCAGGGTCAGTATGCTTCAAACATATGTTCCTAGATAAGAGACCAATTCTCTCACACATAGCTTCTATTTTTTTAGCAGCTTCTTGGCCGGCATCGTCTCCATCGAAAAATATATCTATCCCTGATGCGCCTTGCATAGAAAGCATACTTAATTTATCTTCATTTATATTTGATGTGCCAAAACAACATACAGCATTTGTTAAGCCTTTATCATGTAGATTTATCACATCAAATATACCCTCTACTAATATTATTTTATTCTTCCTAGGGGTTACTGTTGGGAAGAGGGGCATTTTTGCACCTCTAGGACTAATTTTATACTTAGGTATTCCATCTGTTAAATGTCTACCATTAAACGCGACTATTTTACCAGACACATCTCTTATAGGAAAAACTATCCTATTAATATAGTCTGGATTAGTGTGTTGAAACGCTTCAAATTTTCTATAAGTTTCTGGTCGTATATTGCGCCAGTTACCAAGATAGGGAATATAATTAAAAGGAAAGGACAAACCAATACTTTCCGCCCTTTTTTCTATAATTTTTTGTTTGAATAGTTCTTTGCGTATTTGTAAATGATTTACTCGCTCATTAAATAAAGTGAGTATACTACCTTTATACCCACAAGAAAAGCACTGAAAAACCCCTGTAACTTTATCTATCCGCATACTTGGGTTAGAGTCATCATGTTCAGGATTTAAACAATGCACAAGGTAATCATTACCCTTAGGAGTATATTTAATACCCCTTTGTTCTAAAATGTCATCAATCATACTTCAGTGGTTAGAGCGTCTAAAACTTGTTCCGCCTCGTAAAGGACGGCTTTTTGGTCATCAGTTAAAATACTATCATAGATTCTTAACTTACTAATATAAAAATCTATGTCTTTTAGATTCATATTGCTTAGACTATCTATTAGATTTTGACAATGTCCGTAGACTATATTATCTGCTGCTTCTTTAGTTATCATAGGTTGTACTCCCATTATTGATATATTATACTAAATTTCAATATGAGAGTCAAGAAATATTTTTATATGTCATCTATCTCTTCCCCAGTCTTTCCTGCAGCATCCTCTTGTTCTTGAGGAGTTAAGGCAGAATCTGGGCCAATCTTTAAACTATCCCAATTTATGGCAGAGGTAAAAGACTCCATAGAAGCATTTCTCATTTTCTGACAGTTAAATGAAATTACCCCATGCTCATGCCCATATGTTTCTATAGAATATGCAGCATCTGCAGCATCCAGGATGCCCTTTGCGAACCTGGCTTCTCCGGTAGCATCAATTTGGTATGGAGCTACAACTGGGGTTTCGTACTCCTGCGCCATAGATTTTAAAGCCTTACTTACTTCTATCTGTTCTGTCCAGTCATACTGGCCTCCCCGAGATGGGACACTAGAGCGTTTTACTTGATTTATGTAATCTACAATAACTACACCGACATTTAAACTTTTTACTTTCTTATCCATATCAGCCTTTATCTTACCAATAGTAAGACTAGACTCGTAAATAACATCTAGCTGAGTCGGGAGAAGCTTGCTTTCTGTTACTGCGGTATGGAATTTATCAAAGTTTCTATGTTTTTTATACTCTTTCAAACGCTCCGGTCCATTGCTGAATCGGTTTGCCCACCATCCAGCAACTGCCTCCCACTCTTTAATACTAAGATTCTTAGTTCTTAAACGAGCGAGAGGCACATTAGTAGCAATACTACAACATCGTTGTAAGATTTGCCTACTATCCATTTCTATAGTGAAATAGAGAGCAGACTTACCTGATTCAACAACGCTATTTGCTATATTAGAGCAAGTGACAGATTTACCCCCACCGCGCCTGCCTCCAATAAGTATCAAGTCTCTGGGAGAGAATTGCATAACATTATCGTAGTCTGCGTTTAATCCAAGGGATATATATTTGTCAAGCTCTTCGTCTGGCTCAAACAAAGGAATATGTTGCATACTCTCTTCTGGCGGTTTGAGCTCTACTTTGTCCTCTATGCGGAGAACAATTTCATGAAGATGTGAGAGTGTTTCTTCTGCATTTTCAAATGCAACACTATTGTCTACATACTTCTCAAGTTCATTTAATACTTCTTT